CGTCAATTTTAGCTTCAATATTGAAAATGATTTAGTTAGTGGGTTTGATGGTATAACAAAGCTTGTTTATATCAAATCTATTCAAGATACTATCGAAGCTGTCGGTAAAGATTTTAACCAATTAAAGCAAAATATGGCTGATACACAAACGTTAATAGCAAAAGTGAATGATAGTGCGACAAAAGGCATTCAACAAATCGAAATCAAGCAAAACGAAGCTATACAAGCTATTACTGCGACGCAAACTAGTGCAACACAAGCTGTTACAGCTGAATTCGATAAAATAGTTGAAAAAGAGCAAGCGATTTTTGAACGTGTTAACGAAGTTGAACAACAAATCAATGGCGCTGACCTTGTTAAAGGTAATTCAACAACGAATTGGCAAAAGTCTAAACTTACAGATGATTACGGTAAAGCAATTGAATCGTATGAGCAGTCCATAGATAGCGTTTTAAGCGCAGTTAACACATCTAGGATTATTCATATTACTAATGCAACAGATGCGCCAGAAAAGACGGATATAGGCACGTTAGAGAAGCCTGGACAAGATGGTGTTGATGACGGTTCTTCGTTCGATGAATCAACTTATACATCAAGCAAATCTGGTGTGTTAGTTGTTTATGTTGTTGATAATAATACTGCTCGTGCAACATGGTACCCAGACGATTCAAACGATGAGTACACAAAATACAAAATCTACGGCACATGGTACCCGTTTTATAAAAAGAATGATGGAAACTTAACTAAGCAATTTGTTGAAGAAACGTCTAACAACGCTTTAAATCAAGCTAAGCAGTATGTAGATGATAAATTCGGAACAACGAGCTGGCAACAACATAAGATGACAGAGGCGAATGGTCAATCAATTCAAGTTAACTTAAATAATGCGCAAGGCGATTTGGGATATTTAACTGCTGGTAATTACTATGCAACAAGAGTGCCGGATTTACCAGGTAGCGTTGAAAGTTATGAGGGTTATTTATCGGTATTCGTTAAAGATGATACAAACAAGCTATTTAACTTCACACCTTATAACTCTAAAAAGATTTACACACGATCAATCACAAACGGCAGACTTGAGCAACAGTGGACAGTTCCTAATGAACATAAATCAACGGTATTGTTCGACGGTGGCGCAAATGGTGTAGGTACAACAATCAATCTAACTGAACCGTACACAAACTATTCTATTTTGTTGGTAAGTGGAACTTATCCAGGTGGCGTTATTGAGGGATTCGGACTAACCGCATTACCTAACGCGATTCAATTGAGTAAAGCGAATGTAGTTGACTCAGACGGCAACGGTGGCGGTATTTATGAGTGCTTACTATCCAAAACAAGTAGCACTACTTTAAGAATAGATAACGATGTGTACTTTGATTTAGGTAAAACATCAGGTTCTGGAGCGAATGCCAACAAAGTTACTATAACTAAAATTATGGGGTGGAAATAATGAAAATCACAGTAAACGATAAAAACGAAGTTATCGGATTCGTTAATACTGGCGGTTTACGCAATAGTTTAGATGTAGATGATAACAATGTGCCTATTAAATTTAAAGAAGAGTTCGAACCTAGAAAGTTTGTTTTCACTAACGGCGAAATTAAATACAATAGCAATTTCGAAAAAGAAGACGTACCGAATGCATCAAACCAACAAAGTGCGTCAGATTTAAGTGATGAGGAACTTCGCGGAATGGTTGCGAGTATGCAAATGCAGGTGGCACAAGTAAACGTATTAACAATGGAATTAGCTCAACAAAACGCTATGTTAACACAACAGTTGACTGAACTGAAAACTAACAAAACAAGTACTGAGGGGGACGTTTAAATAATGAAGATGATTTATCCAACTTTTAAAGACATTAAAACTTTTTATGTTTGGGGTTACTATAAAAACGAGCAAATTAAGTGGTACGTAGACAAGGGTTTAATCGATAAAGAAGAATACGCTTTAATCACTGGAGAAAAATATCCAGAAACAAAAGATGAAAAGTCACAGGTGTAATGCTTGTGGCTTTTTAATTTGAATAAAGTGGGTGGCATAATGTTTGGATTTACCAAACGACATGAACAAGATTGGCGTTTAACGCGATTAGAAGAAAATGATAAGACTATGTTTGAAAAATTCGACAGAATAGAAGATAGTCTTAGAGCGCAAGAAAAGATTTATGACAAATTAGATAGAAATTTTGAAGAATTAAAGCGCGACAAGGTAGAAGATGAAAAGAATAAAGAAAAGAATGCCAAGAATATTAGAGACATAAAAATGTGGATTCTAGGTTTGATAGGGACTATCTTCAGTACGATTGTCATAGCTTTACTAAGAACTGTTTTTGGTATTTAAAGGAGGTGATTACCATGCTTAAAGGGATTTTAGGATATAGCTTCTGGGCGTGCTTCTGGTTTGGTAAATGTAAATAACAGTTAAGAGTCAGTGCTTCGGCACTGGCTTTTTATTTTGATTGAAATGAGGTGCATACATGGGATTACCTAATCCGAAAAATAGAAAGCCCACAGCTAGTGAAGTGGTTGAATGGGCGTTATATATCGCTAAAAACAAAATAGCTATTGATGTACCTGGTTCTGGAATGGGAGCACAATGCTGGGATTTACCTAATTATTTACTCGATAAATATTGGGGGTTTAGAACATGGGGAAATGCTGATGCTATGGCTCAAAAATCCAATTATAGAGGTAGAGATTTCAAGATAATTAGAAATACAAAAGATTTTGTACCACAACCAGGCGACTGGGGTGTTTGGACTGGTGGTTGGGCAGGACATGTAAACATTGTAGTGGGACCATGCACAAAAGACTATTGGTATGGCGTAGATCAAAACTGGTATACAAATAACGCAACAGGAAGTCCACCTTATAAAATTAAACACTCTTATCATGATGGACCAGGTGGAGGGGTTAAATATTTTGTTAGACCACCATATCATCCAGACAAAACTACACCGGCACCTAAACCAGAAGATGATAGTGATGATAACGAAAAAAATAATAAAAAAGTTCCAATTTGGAAAGATGTAACAACTATAAAGTACACTATTTCTAGCCAAGAGGTTAATTATCCAGAATATATTTATCACTTTATAGTAGAAGGTAATCGACGACTCGAAAAACCTAAAGGAATAATGATTAGAAACGCACAAACGATGAGCTCGGTAGAAAGTTTATATAACAGTAGGAAGAAATACAAACAGGATGTAGAATATCCCCACTTTTATGTTGATAGACATAATATTTGGGCACCTAGAAGAGCTGTATTTGAAGTTCCTAATGAACCTGATTATATAGTTATAGACGTATGTGAAGATTATAGTGCGAGTAAAAATGAATTTATTTTTAATGAGATTCACGCAATGGTTGTAGCTGTAGATATGATGGCCAAATATGAGATACCTCTAAGTATTGAAAATTTAAAAGTAGACGACAGCATTTGGCGTTCAATGTTGGAACATGTTAATTGGAATATGATTGACAACGGTGTTCCTCCTAAAGATAAATACGAAGCATTAGAAAAGGCATTACTTAATATATTTAAAAACAGAGAAAAATTATTAAATTCTATAACTAAGCCAACAGTAACAAAATCTAGAATAAAAGTTATGGTAGATAATAAAAACGCTGATATAGCTAATGTAAGAGACTCGTCACCAACAGCCAACAATGGTTCGGCATCTAAACAACCGCAGATCATAACAGAAACGAGTCCTTATACATTCAAACAAGCACTGGATAAACAAATGGCAAGAGGTAACCCGAAAAAATCTAATGCTTGGGGTTGGGCTAACGCTACACGAGCACAAACGAGTTCAGCAATGAATGTAAAGCGTATATGGGAAAGTAACACACAATGCTACCAAATGCTTAATTTAGGCAAGTATCAAGGTGTTTCAGTTAGCGCACTTAATAAGATACTTAAAGGTAAGGGAACATTGAATAATCAAGGTAAAGCGTTCGCAGAAGCTTGTAAAAAGCACAACATTAATGAAATTTATTTAATCGCGCATGCTTTCTTAGAAAGTGGATATGGAACAAGTAACTTCGCTAACGGAAAAGATGGAGTATACAACTACTTCGGCATTGGCGCTTACGACAACAATCCTAACTACGCAATGACGTTTGCAAGGAATAAAGGTTGGACATCTCCAGCAAAAGCAATCATGGGCGGTGCTAGCTTCGTAAGAAAGGATTACATCAATAAAGGTCAAAACACATTGTACCGAATTAGATGGAATCCTAAGAATCCAGCTACCCACCAATACGCTACTGCTATAGAGTGGTGCCAACATCAAGCAAGTACAATCGCTAAGTTATATAAACAAATCGGCTTAAAAGGTATCTACTTCACAAGGGATAAATATAAATAAAGAGGTGTGTAAATGTACAAAATAAAAGATGTTGAAACGAGAATAAAAAATGATGGTGTTGACTTAGGTGACATTGGCTGTCGATTTTACACTGAAGATGAAAATACAGCATCTATAAGAATAGGTATCAATGACAAACAAGGTCGTATCGATCTAAAAGCACATGGCTTAACACCTAGATTACATTTGTTTATGGAAGATGGCTCTATATTCAAAAATGAGCCCCTTATTATCGACGATGTTGTAAAAGGTTTCCTTACCTACAAGATACCTAAAAAGGTTATCAAACACGCTGGTTATGTTCGCTGTAAGCTGTTTTTAGAGAAAGAAGAAGAAAAAATACATGTCGCAAACTTTTCTTTCAATATCGTTGATAGTGGTATTGAATCTGCTGTAGCAAAAGAAATCGATGTTAAATTGGTAGATGATGCTATTACGAGAATTTTAAAAGATAACGCGACAGATTTATTGAGCAAAGACTTTAAAGAGAAAATAGATAAAGATGTCATTTCTTACATCGAAAAGAATGAAAGTAGATTTAAAGGTGCGAAAGGTGATAAAGGTGAACCGGGACAACCTGGAGCAAAAGGTGAAGCAGGTAAAAAAGGAGAACAAGGCGCACCCGGTAAAAACGGTACTGTAGTATCAATCAATCCTGACACTAAAATGTGGCAAATTGATGGTAAAGATACAGATATCAAAGCAGAACCTGAGTTATTGGACAAAATCAATATCGCAAATGTTGAAGGGTTAGAAAATAAATTGCAAGAAGTTGAAAAAATCAAAGATACAACTCTCAACGACTCTAAAACGTATACGGATACAAAAATTGCTGAACTAGTTGATAGCGCGCCTGAATCTATGAACACATTAAGAGAATTAGCAGAAGCAATACAAAACAACTCTATTTCAGAAAGTGTATTGCAACAGATTGGCTCAAAAGTTAATACAGAAGATTTTGAGGAATTCAAACAAACACTAAATGATTTATATGCTCCAAAAAATCATAATCATGACGAGCGGTATGTTTTGTCATCTCAAGCTTTTACTAAACAACAAGCGGATAATTTATATCAACTAAAAAGCGCATCTCAACCGACGGTTAAAATTTGGACAGGAACAGAAAATGAATATAACTATATATATCAAAAAGACCCGAATACGTTATATTTAATTAAAGGGTGATTTTTATGGAAGGTAATTTTAAAAATGTAAAGAAGTTTATTTACGAAGGTGAAGAATATACAAAAGTATATGCTGGAAATATCCAAGTATGGAAAAAGCCTTCATCTTTTGTAATAAAACCCTTACCTAAAAATAAATATCCGGATAGCATAGAAGAATCAACAGCAAAATGGACAATAAATGGAGTTGAACCCAATAAAAGTTATCAGGTGACAATAGAAAATGTACGTAGCGGTATAATGAGGATTTCGCAAACTAATTTAGGGTCAAGTGATTTAGGAATATCAGGAGTCAATAGCGGAGTTGCAAGTAAAAATATCAACTTTAGTAATCCTTCAGGGATGTTGTACGTCACTATAAGTGATGTTTATTCAGGATCTCCGACATTGACCATTGAATAATTTTAAACGACTAATTTTTAGTCGTTTTTTTATTTTGGATAAAAGGAGCAAACAAATGGATATTAACTGGAAATTGAGATTCAAAAACAAAGCAGTACTAACTGGTTTAGTTGGAGCATTGTTGCTATTTATCAAGCAAGTCACGGATTTATTCGGATTAGATTTATCTACTCAATTAAATCAAGCTAGCGCAATTATAGGCGCTATCCTCACGTTACTTACAGGTATTGGCGTTATTACTGACCCAACGTCAAAAGGCGTCTCAGATTCATCTATAGCACAGACATATCAAGCGCCTAGAGATAGCAAAAAAGAAGAACAACAAGTTACGTGGAAATCATCACAAGACAGTAGTTTAACGCCGGAATTAAGCGCGAAAGCACCAAAAGAATATGATACATCACAACCTTTCACAGACGCCTCTAACGATGTTGGCTTTGATGTGAATGAGTATCATCATGGAGGTGGCGACAATGCAAGCAAAATTAACTAAAAATGAGTTTATAGAGTGGTTGAAAACTTCTGAGGGAAAACAATTCAATGTGGACTTATGGTATGGATTTCAATGCTTTGATTATGCCAATGCTGGTTGGAAAGTTTTGTTTGGATTACTTCTAAAAGGTTTAGGTGCAAAAGATATTCCGTTCGCTAACAACTTCGACGGATTAGCTACTGTATACCAAAATACACCGGACTTCTTAGCACAACCTGGCGACATGGTGGTATTCGGTAGCAACTACGGTGCTGGATATGGTCACGTTGCATGGGTAATTGAAGCAACTTTAGATTACATCATTGTATATGAGCAGAATTGGCTAGGCGGTGGCTGGACTGACGGAATCGAACAACCCGGCTGGGGTTGGGAAAAAGTTACAAGACGACAACATGCTTATGATTTCCCTATGTGGTTTATCCGTCCGAATTTTAAAAGTGAGACAGCGCCACGATCAGTTCAATCTCCTACACAAGCACCTAAAAAAGAAACAGCTAAGCCACAACCTAAAGCAGTAGAACTTAAAATCATCAAAGATGTGGTTAAAGGTTATGACCTACCTAAGCGTGGTAGTAACCCTAAAGGTATAGTTATACACAACGACGCAGGGAGCAAAGGGGCGACTGCTGAAGCATATCGTAACGGATTAGTAAATGCACCTTTATCAAGATTAGAAGCGGGCATTGCGCATAGTTACGTATCAGGCAACACAGTTTGGCAAGCCTTAGATGAATCACAAGTAGGTTGGCATACCGCTAATCAAATAGGTAATAAATATTATTACGGTATTGAAGTATGTCAATCAATGGGCGCAGATAACGCGACATTCTTAAAAAATGAACAGGCAACTTTCCAAGAATGCGCTAGATTGTTGAAAAAATGGGGATTACCAGCAAACAGAAATACAATCAGATTGCACAATGAATTTACTTCAACATCATGCCCTCATAGAAGTTCGGTTTTACACACTGGTTTTGACCCAGTAACTCGCGGTCTATTGCCAGAAGACAAGCGGTTGCAACTTAAAGACTACTTTATCAAGCAGATTAGGGCGTACATGGATGGTAAAATACCGGTTGCCACTGTCTCTAATGAGTCAAGCGCTTCAAGTAATACAGTTAAACCAGTTGCAAGTGCATGGAAACGTAATAAATATGGTACTTACTACATGGAAGAAAGTGCTAGATTCACAAACGGCAATCAACCAATCACAGTAAGAAAAGTGGGGCCATTCTTATCTTGTCCAGTGGGTTATCAGTTCCAACCTGGTGGGTATTGTGATTATACAGAAGTGATGTTACAAGATGGTCATGTTTGGGTAGGATATACATGGGAGGGGCAACGTTATTACTTGCCTATTAGAACATGGAATGGTTCTGCCCCACCTAATCAGATATTAGGTGACTTATGGGGAGAAATCAGTTAGAATGACATAGTCATGTCTATTTAAGCAGGTGCGTTACATACCTGCTTTCTATTTACATTTAAAGATAAAATGTGCTATTATTTTACTAGAACTTTTTAACATTTCTCTCAAGATTTAAATGTAGATAACAGGCAGGTACTACGGTACTTGCCTATTTTTTTATGCAAATTTTAAAAAACACTTTACTAATAAACATTTGTTTAGTATAATTATATTTGTAGGTTAGTTGATGACTTACAAATTATGTGTAAGGAGGTGAAAAGCCTCATGCTAGACATAATAAAAACACTTCTAGAACATCAAGTATTGGCAGTACTGATAATTCCAGAAGTGTTAAAACAACTTAGAGAATGGCATCTCGGCTACCTAGACCGAAAGCCAAACAACAAAGATTAACATTATGCTTGGAGCCTGATGGCTCCTCCTTACACTTATATAATATAATATTATTTGGAGGTTTTCAATTATGACAGAACAAATGTATTTAATATTGTTTTTATTAAGCCTACCATTGTTATTATTTATCGGGAGAAAGACACATTTTTATTGTTTAGATAAAAAGAATGGACGTAGATAATATGAGTGATTATAAATTAAAAATAATTGAATTGATCAAAAGTGATATAACAGGTTACCAAATTCACAAACAAACTGGCGTAGCGCAATATGTAATTTCACAATTAAGGCAAGGAAAGCGCGAAGTAGATAACTTAACTTTAAATACAACTGAAAAACTATACAGTTACGCACGACAAGTGTTATAATATAAATGTGAAATGGTCATTCTTGAAATGACTCGGTCGCTACTGGCACAGACCGTTTAAAGTGTCACCACAACATGAACTGAGAATTCATATGACGTTGCTGACGAGCGACAAAGCTCTGTGTTCCTGAATGGGAGTAGGTTTGTGTGGTGGTATAATTTAGTAACAGCATAGACTGTCTATAGCAAAGTTGCCGAAGAGATTCTAAACGTATTTATAAATACGTGGCCCTTGCTAGATAACCGCATCTTAACTGATGCGGTTATTTTTATCCCCACACAACCAACAAAACCACACCACCTATTAATTTAGGAGTGTGGTTGTTTTAATATGTGAAGCTAAAATAACTACAAATGATACCATTTTTGATACCATTTTGTTGTAAAACAGAAAAAATAAGGAAAATAAAAAAGGCAAAAAAACGCATTAAATCAACGTTTATTGTCTCATGAAATTTAAATGTATATAAATTTCACTTCCCATGGGTCGTTTTGAATACTTATTTTAGGCTTGTTATTACGCATTTTATAAACTCCTTAATTGTTATTTGATACCAATTTGATACCGTTTAATCAAATATGCTCATAGCTTGATGTTTTTTATCAGTATATAAATGAGAGTACGTTTGAATTGTTTCTGTAATGTTAGAATGCCTCATTAATTCCATTAATAAATACATATCTACACCATTATTAATTAAATAGCTAGCGTACGAGTGTCTTAAATGGTGTATTTTTAGATTCGGGAATACAGATTTAAAATGATACGAATAAGTAACGTATCTAATAGGTTCTAAACCCCCGAATATAAAATAGTTTTCGTCAAAATATTTATATCTTTTAGAAGATTCATTATACATGTTTTTAAGCATCTCTCTAATTAAATTTGGTACAGGTATTATCCCTTTAGAGCTTTCTTTTTTTAGATTATATTCAATTTTTCTATTACTTAAATTGATTTTCTTATTTACGTCAATTTCGCCTTTTATTTTATCGTAATCTTTCCACTGCAAAGCTAAAGCTTCTCCTATTCTAAGACCAGAATAAAATAACAGTCTAGTTAGCTGACGAGAAGTATCATTTGTGATTTGTTCTACTTTTTCATCAAATTCTTCACGAGTGATAAATTTAGCTTGTGGTTTTGTTCTGGGAATAGGAGTTACCGATAATGTGGGGTCGTATAAGAGCTTGTAATGCTTTTTGGCGTAATTGATAACTGCTTTAAAACCTGCCCACACAGATCGTGCATAGTCAACAGAAAGACCTGCATCGTTTAACAAATAATTCCTGAAAGCAGTACATTGCGTAGTAGTGATTTTGCCAATAGGGATATTTCCGAACCTTTCTTTTATGTGAGTATTATATTCTGTAGTTCGCTTTTCTATTGAGCGTGCAGAAAGATTTTCATTTTTTAAACGATCAAAAAATATATATTCAAAGGGTTGATTGTCCGAGTATCCATATTTAACATTTTGTATAAATTCGCTTTCAGCTAGTTTGGCATCTTTCTTACGTTCAAACCCACGCTTCATTTTTCGTTTGTTATTACCGTATACATCTTTATATCTAATGGAAAAATACCATTTACCTGTATTATCATCCTTATATACTGGCATTTTGCTTCTCCCTCCTCAAAATTGGCAAAAAATAATAAGGGTAGGCGGGCTACCCGAAATTTAGTACTAGGTACTAAATGTGATATAATAAAATAAAAAGTAGGTGATGTTATGACATTTAAAAACAATCATAATTTCAATGAATTAGTTTTAACGAATGAAGACATTAGAATTTTAAAAAATGTCTTAGAAGATGCAGTCAGTGTTTATGATGAATATTCGGTATGTAATGAAGAATCCGATTTTGCTTACTGTTTATTAAGAGACTTATATACATTAGACAGCTTAGCTATTTCGTCAAATAATGTTTGAATTATCGAATTGTACTCTTCGATTTTAATACCATGCATAATAGAGTTTCTGTGTTCAATAGCAGCTTTGACTGAATGTTTTAAATGTTCTTCTATTAAATCGTTGTTTTCCATTTCGTTTAAAAATGTTCTTATATTCCTCTTGTAATCAGGTGTTTGTTTAATTATATCTTTATCAAACTTGTTCAATATCAGCCTACACATTAGTTCTAGCGCTCTACCTAAAAGTAGTGATGTAGCTAGCCTTTTTTCAGACATAAAGCAATCATAAGCTTCAACTATATGAGTTTCAAAATCCTTGTCATTAACTGTTTCTAATAATTGAGTGTATTTTCTTAAAGAAGCCGGTAAATCATTTGCGTTTTCTAACAAAGAATTAGGTGTTCGATAAATTTTTGTAGATTTATCTGATAAATATAAGTCAGAATGAGTTTCAAAATAATAATGCGCAATTGCATCGTCGTTGTATATACTAGCTAAATCGCTCAAGTTAAACATTTGAAAATCATGTATGACTTTTTCGAAAATGAAAGTACTTTTTATATATTCACTTAACTTCTCGAAAGATCTTTCTGTTCTTTTTAAAACATCATCTACAGAAATATTTATTTTCTTCGCTTGCATGCCTTCTGACCCACCGTGAATATAAATTAAACCTCTGTAAAAACTGATATTCAAATCTGCGTAGCTATATTTTATACCGGAATAAAAGGGGAAGTATCCAGTATTTTTATCTATTACATCACCAAAAAATATATCCACTAATTCTTTATATTTTTTGTGAAGTTCATTCATTCTTTTTTCTATATCGTTATATCTCCATAAGTATTGTTTCTCTTCCATCCCTCATCCTCCTCACGCCACATAGGCGCTATTAATCACATTTTAGTTCTATCGGTAATTTTAGACTCCATAACTCTTTGACGTGACTCTTTAGCTTCTCGAATCATATCTTTAAATCCTTGACTGTCTATAAAAGCTTTGGCTTCTTCTATTTGTTCTTGTGTAAGTTTTTTTCTACCAGTGTTAATGTGTATATGCTCAATTTCTTCATATGATTCCATAATTTTTTATTTCTCCTTTACTTTTTATGTTAAAGCGCCGTATAGGAGCTTATTTCCTATATTCTTCTTCAACATACTTTTTTACTAAATATTCAAGAATAAGTTCGGTCATTAGATCGTTTTCTTCGTACTCTTTATGAAGTTACTTTATTCTTTGAATTAATTTAACTTATCGCCATCTATTTTTTGTGAAATAAATTCCAAGTATTTACGCGCATTATGTGACGATAAATCTTTAGGTAACTCATAAGTGAATGGTTGATTACCACTAGTTAAAACTTCATATACTATAGTTTCTTTTTTTATTTTGCAATTAGTTATTTTCATTATAAACTCCTTTTAAACACTGCTGAAATAGACGTCTTTTATATTAAAGTGCCATATAGGCGCTATTAATCACAATACAACTTTGCCCATTACTTTAATATTACTAAACGAAGCGACTTTGATATCATCATACTTCGGATTTAGAGATACCAAATTAATATAGTCTTCGCATATATCTACACGCTTGATAAGACTTACTCCATCTAATACAACGAGTGCAATTGTACCATCTTTAATAGAATCTTCTTTCTTAATAAAAGCGTATGTTCCTTGTTTTAACATAGGTTCCATTGAATCACCATTAACTAAAATACAAAAATCAGCATTTGATGGCGTTTCGTCTTCTTTAAAAAATACTTCTTCATGCAATATGTCATCATATAATTCTTCTCCTATGCCAGCACCAGTTGCACCACATGCAATATACGATACTAGTTTAGACTCTTTATATTCATCTATAGAAGTGACTTTATTCTGTTCATCTAATTGCTCATTTGCGTAGTTAAGTACGTTTTCTTGGCGGGGAGGTGTGAGTTTGTTGTATATGGAAGTGATGTCGTTTTTTTTATTATTTCTTGTAGGAAACAAATCATCGATACTGATATTTAAAATATGAGCAATTTCAAACAAATCATCTTGTTTAGGAGTTCTGTACCCTGTCTCATAATTTGAAATAGTAGCTTTTTTAGTGTTGAGTTTTTCTCCAAGTTGATCTTGAGTTAAGTTCAATTTGGTTCTATAGTATCTGATTTTATTGCCTATAAATTTCGCTAATTCTTTTTTATCCATTTTCTTACCTCCTTAAATTTACCTATAGTATAACCCAATTATTTTTGGTATTCAACAAAAAAATACACGAAAAGCAAACTTTTATGTTGACTCAAGTACACGTATCGTGTATAGTAGGTTTTGTAAGCGGGAGGTGACAACATGCAATGGAATTTAATAAAGTTGAGAAAAGAAAGAAAGTGTACTCAAGAAGATTTAGCAAACCTCTTGAATATATCAACTGAAGGTTATCGTTTAAAAGAATTAGGAAAGCATCAATTTAAGAATGATGAGATGTTTATTATCGCTGATTTTTTTGACGAAAATATTGGAGATATTTTTTTACCCACAAAGTACACGAAACGCAAACAAACATCTTAAAGGAGACATAACAAATGCAAGACCAATCATTAAAATTAGTAAAACTACAACTAAAATATCATAACCTTTCAGGACAAATTGAAGCTTATGATAAATCACTTAAAGAAATAAGATACACTCGAGATCTTTTCAACAAACATCTAAGCATGAATAACGAAGACGCATTTGCTGGTTTGGAAATGGTAGAAGATGAAATTACTAAAAAGCTACGAAGTGCTATCAAAGAGTTCCAAAAAGTAGTGAAAGCGTTAGACAAGCTTAACGGTGTTGAAAGCGATAACAAAGTTACTGATTTAACAGAGTGGCGGAAAGTGAATCAGTAACATTCACTTCTTAATATAACCACGCTTATCAACATCCACATTGAGCAGATGTGAGCGAGAGCTGGCGATGATATGAGCCGCGTTTAAATACATTCGATAGTCATTGCGATAACCGTCTGCTGAATGTGGGTGTTGAGGAAAAAGGAGGATACTCAAATGCAAGCATTACAAACATTTAATTTTAAAGAGCTACCAGTAAGAACAGTAGAAATTGAAAACGAACCTTATTTTGTAGGAAAAGATATTGCTGAGATTTTAGGATATGCAAGATCAGACAATGCCATTAGAAATCATGTTGATAGCGAGGACAAACTGACGCACCAATTTAGTGCATCAGGTCAAAACAGAAATATGATCATTATCAACGAATCAGGATTATACAGTCTAATCTTCGATGCTTCTAAACAAAGCAAAAACGAAAAAATTAGAGAAACCGCTAGAAAATTCAAACGCTGGGTAACATCAGATGTCCTACCAGCTATTCGCAAACACGGTATATACGCAACAGACAATGTAATTGAACAAACATTAAAAGATCCAGACTACATCATTACAGTGTTGACTGAGTATAAGAAAGAAAAAGAGCAAAACTTACTTTTACAACAAGAAATTGGAGAGCTAAAACCCAAAGCAGATTATGTTGATGAAATCTTAAAATCAACTGGCACATTAGCCACAACTCAAATCGCGGCAGACTACGGTATATCAGCACAAAAGTTAAACAAACTACTACACGAAGCTAGACTACAACGAAAAGTAAATAAACAGTGGGTGCTTTACTCAGAACACATGGGCAAGAGTTACACAGATTCAGACACTATAACAATTGTGCGTTCTGATGGCAGAGAAGACACAGTTTTACAAACTAGATGGACACAAAAAGGCAGATTGAAAATACATGAAATCATGACTGAATTCGGTTATGAAGCTAATTTAGGGGGAGCGTAAATGACACCAGAACAAAAAGAAAAGCTAAACAATATAGTATTAACACTTTATGCAGTTAAAGAAAACAAAAGTCAAACATACACACACAAAGATACTCTTACTGTGACATATGCAGGCGAGATTGAGCACACTTACGAAGTCGACAGAGAGAAACACCTTGAATCAATGATTGAGTGGGCAATTGACCAAATCGAACAGCACTTTGATTTAGACGAAGAAGAATAACACACACAATTGAACAAACAACTTAATAGGAGGAATTACAAATGAACGCACTATACAAAACAACCCTCCTCACCACAATGGCAGTTGTGACGTGGAAGGTTTGGAAGATTGAACGAAATACGAGAAAGCCTGTAATCAATAGAAATGATTTTAGTAAAGAGTCTACAGCAGAAACGATTGAGCGACACAGTGATCCTGATTCAGGAATAAAACTACTTAAGGCATTTTCCGACTTCACTAAACAAGCTGAAAAGCAAAAACCTACACTAGGAGAAGTTTATAGACGGAACAAACCTGAATTACCAACCGTTACTTTAGACGAAAACGGACTGTTTATAAATGATTTTAGGGTGCCTTATGTACTTGAGGAAGGGGTTAACGTAAAGAAATCTATGAACAACCTATATAAGGTCAGTTTGGACTTTTTCGCTAAAAGTATTATTGCAGATAATTACGAAGCAGATAACCCAGAGAATCAACAGTTATTTTAAAGGAGGAAAAGATATGATGAAAAATAGTTTGCAAGCTAAAGAACTTGCGGTAATTTTATCTGTTTCTAAATCCAAAGCAGGACAAATAATAAGAGAACTGAATAAAGAGCTTGAAGATGAAGGATACATTGCGATACGAGGCAGAATACCAGTCCAATTAGCTAGGAAAAAATTCCCTTATCACGACTTATCAGACCAGAGAATAATGGAGGAGTTGAAAAAAGAAAATGAGTAACATTTATAAAAGCTACCTAGTAGCAGTACTATGCTTCACAGTCTTAGCGATTGTACTTATGCCGTTTCTATACTTCACTACAGCATGGTCAATTGCAGGATTCGCAAGTATCGCAACATTCATATTCTATAAGGAATACTTTTATGAAGAATGAAAAAACTGCTACTTGCGCCAACAAGTAACAATAAGTGTTCATCAAAATATACAACTTAATTAAATCAAAATATACGGAGGTAGTCAACTATGACTGAAAATATTAAAACTGAACAACATTATTACACTAAAGATTTTTCAGGATACAGAAATGAAGAAGATAACTTTGTAGCAAATCAAGAATTGACAGTAACAATCACATTGAACGAGTACAGAAAACTTATTGAAATAAAGGCTGTTAAAGATAAAGAAGAAGATACTTACAGAGGTAAGTATTTTGCGGAAGAAAGAAAAAACGAAAAATTGGAAAAAGAAAATATAAAACTAAAAAACAAAATTTATGAATTACAAAACGAAGAAGATAACGAGGAGGACGAAGAAGACAAGGAGGACGAGAACGATGTATTACAAAATTGGTGAGATAAAAAACAAAATTATAAGCTTTAACGGGTTTGAATTTAAAGTGTCTGTGATGAAGAGACATGACGGTATCAGTATACAAATCAAGGATATGAATAATGTTCCACTTAAATCGTTTCATGTCATAGATTTAAGCGAACTATATATTGCGACGGATGCAATGCGTGACGTTATAAACGAATGGATTGAAAATAACACAGATGAACAGGACAAACTAATTAACTTAGTCATGAAATGGTAGGAGGTATGAAAAGTGAATGATTTACAAGAGAGAGAATTAGAAACATTCGAACAAGACGACCGATTCAAAGTAACTGATCTAGACAGTGCTAACTGGGTTTTTAAGAAACTGGATGCAATCACAACTAAAGAGAATGAAATCAACGATTTAGCAAATAAAGAAATTGAACGCATAAACGAATGGAAAGATAAAGAAGTAGAAAAATTACAGAGTGGCAAAGAATATTTACAAAGCCTTGTAATTGAATATTACAGAATACAAAAAGAACAAGATAGCAAATTCAAGTTGAATACACCTTACGGAAAAGTGACAGCCAGAAAAGGTTCAAAAGTCATTCAAGTTAGCAATGAGCAAGAAGTCATTAAACAACTTGAGCAACGAGGTTTTGACAACTATGTAAAAGTAACTAAAAAACTTAGCCAATCAGACATTAAGAAAGATTTCAATGTAACTGAAAACGGCACATTGATTGACGCAAACGGCGAAGTTTTAGAGGGTGCTAGCATTGTGGAGAAACCAACGTCATACACGGTAAAGGTGGGAGAATAGATGACTGAAAAAACTAATCAAGATGTCGATATTTTAACGCAACTAGGTGTAAAAGACATCAGCAAACAAAATGCAAACAAGTTTTATAAATTTGCGATATACGGCAAGTTCGGTACTGGTAAAACTACGTTTTTAACAAAAGATAACAATGCCTTAGTACTAGATATAAATGAGGACGGAACAACGGTAACAGAAGATGGGGCAGTTGTGCAGATTAAGAATTATAAGCATTTTAGTGCAGTGATTAAAATGCTGCCTAAAATTATTGAACAACTAAGAGAAAACGGAAAACAAATTGATGTTGTAGTGATTGAAACAATCCAAAAGTTACGTGATATCACTATGGACGACATCATGGACGGTAAATCAAAGAAACCGACATTTAATGATTGGGGCGAGTGTGCTACACGCATTGTAAGTATTTATCGTTATATTTCTAAATTACAAGA